CCGGGAACGCGCCAGTCATAGGGGATCTGGTCGAAATTGATCATCGCGCCCTCACTTCTCGCCGCCGGCAGGCTTTTCAGGCCTCGGCGGGGTGGCCTTCACCAGGTCGCCGTCGGCGAGCCGGCGGCGGATGAACAGGCTGGTCTCGGCCCAGTCGCCGTCGGTGGGCCAGAGCGAGCCATCCTCCTCGCGGCGGACGGTGCGGCCATCGGCCGGCTTCAGAAACAGGCGGGTGTCGCTCATGGCGCGGGCCTCACATCGAAGGGTTCGTCGGGATCCTGGCCGTCCGGCCAGGGCGCGAAGGCCGACAGCATCGAGAGGAACTCGTCGGATGCCGCGAGCTGGCCGAGCACGTCGCCGAGCGCGACCGCCATGGTCAGGTCGATCGTCGCGATCGCGCAGTCCATGTCGGTGTAGCCCTCGGCATAGGCCTGGGCGCAGGCGGTCACGAAGAACGTGCCGAGATCCGGCACGGTGAAGCCGTTGAGCAAAGCGAGCGCGCCGGCGATCGACGGGAACAGGCCCGGCCCGCGGGCGTCGCCGAGGAAGCGAGCGCGGATCTGCGGGTTCTTGACGACGATGGTCAGGCGCAGGCCCAGCGGCCCGAGGAAGCGGCGGCCGTTGTTCTGCTCCGGGTTGAGCTGGCGCCAGCCGAGCGCCAGCAGCGGCGTCCGGCGCACGAGCGACTTGAACTCGTCGCTCGACAGCGGATCGGGCACGACGCTGAAGTCCCAGCGATCGGTTGCGAAGCCGAGGCGAAGACGCTCTTCCACGGCGACGATGGCGGCGGAGAAGGGATCGAGGACCGGCATCAGAGCCCTACCTCGCCGACCCGGCCGTACATGCGCTCGCGGTCCTGCGCCATCGCCGTCGAGCTCGGCGCGATCGGCGCGGCGTCCTCCAGGCTGACATCGCCCCTGGCGATTTGAGTCAGCCACGTCACGACGTCCTTGCGATCGTCCTTGACCTGGGTGGGCGGCTCGCGGTCGCCGCCGACACAGAGGTCATAGCGGGCGAGGATGCAGGCCGCCCGCGTGATCACCTGCGGCACCGGGGACAGCGGCACGGCGTAGCGCTTGCGCAGATAGCTGTCGATGATGGCGCCGGCGTCCGCGATCGCCTGGTCGACCGGGACGGCGTTGACCGTCTCCGGCAGCAGGCCGTCGACGGAGGAGAGCCGCAGCATCTCCGTCTCGCCGAAGCGGCCGACCATGTCCGTGACGGTTGCGTAGGGCATCGGTCCTCAGTCCAGGGAGACGCGGGCGGGTTTGAAGATCGAGCGGTTGACGGCCATGAAGCCCTGCTCGATCGCGCTGCGGCCGATCGCCAGCCAGCGCTTGTCGACGTCGGGCGAGGTCGCCAGCGCGTCGAGGATCCGCAGCACCTCTTCCTCCGCCCGCTTGTTGGCGTTGACGAGCGTCACCGCATCCGCGCTCTGCGGACGGTAGCCCTCGACTGGCAGGCCGGAATGGGTGGTCATGGCGGTCCTCGATCGAAACTGGTGGCCGGCATCGCACCGGCCTGGCGGCTTGCCCGCTTGCACCTGGTCCGCGCCAGGACGCCTACTCAGAACCCTGTCCGGCTAGGCAATGAGGCCATCGCCGGCTTTGCCTCGGTTCCTTTCGCTCGGGATTACCTGCGGCCCCTGGCCGGCTTCGGCTTCTCCGCGCCGTTCTCGTAGATCACGGTCAGCAGCGGCTCGCTCTCGATCAGCGCGAGCTGCTCGTCCGTGAAATGGCCGGCCGGATAGCTCGCATCGGCCGGGTGGCCGACGCCACCGCGGCGGAAGCCCTCATGCGCCCGGCTGATGATGCGGATGCTCGGCGCGGCCGCGGCGGCCTGGGTGTCGGTGTCGGACATGGTGGTCTCCGGTTGAGGCGTCCTCTCCGAAGCCGCCGGCGGCGCCGGCGGCTCACGACAAGACGTCGCGCGATCGCGCGATCAGGCGAGCCAGGGGCAGACGAGGAGTTCGGCGGTGCCCTTGTAGACGTTGGTGGCGCCCGCGGCGTCGCGTTCGGAGTTGACGATCTCCAGCGCCTGGCCTTCGAGGCTCGGCGGCACGACCAGGAGGCGCGGGCGGACACCGAGCGGACGGTCGTAGTCGCCCTTCAGGCCCATCATCGCCTCGCGGGCGATCTTGTAGTTCGCCTTGTTGAGGGTCTGCTTGCTCCCCCAGGCGAACTGCCAGAAGCCGTAGCCGACATTGTGCCGGGCGTCGGTGCCGTAGACGAATTCCTTGCGGTCGAAGACGTTGTCGTCGGTCTCCTGGTCCTTGCGGACGAGGTTCCACTCCTGACGCTTCTGCAGGATGACCGGCTTCAGGGTCCGGGTGTCGTCGATCAGGAACCAGGGCGTGCCCGAGCCGCCATCGGTGTTGGCGACCGAGATCGTGTTCCCATTGGCGTCGAGCACCGGGTGGTCGGTGTCGAAGAAGAACTGCTTGTCGTAGCAGGCACTGGCGAAGCCGGCCTTGAGCTGGGCAAAAACGAGCTGGTCGTAATGCGAGCCCGAGGCCGAGCCGAGTTCGGTGAACATCGGCGTGTAGATGCCGATATTGTCGTCGGCGATGTCGTCCCGGCTGACCGAGACCGTCAGTTCGTAGGACTTGTTGCGGATGGTGTAAGCAGACTGCGCGATCGACTGCACGACGCGGTCGCCGATCCATTCCCGGACGTTCGGGAAGCGGCCGAGCCAGCCATAGTCGTTCTCCTTCGTCGTCGACGGGACGACGGTGGCGATACGCCCGAACTGCGAGGCGGCGGCGGCCATGAGGCCGGCCTTGAAGGCCGCGCTGAAGCCGATGTTCAGCGTCCGGAGACTGGCCTGGTTGACGATCATGAGCGGGGCTCCTGGAGGATGAAAGAGTGCGGCGTCAGTAGCCGGAGCGGACCCAGACGCCCTGGGCGTCCACGTCGATGACCTTGCCGGCGACCGAGCGGGTGGCGCTGCCGTTCGTCTTCGCGACGGTGTTGTCGTCGACGATGTAACAATCGGTCCCGATCTCGGCGGTGGTGATCAGGTCGCCCGACGCCGAGTTGTTCCAGCGGTAGCAGCCCATCCGGATCTTGACCGTGATCGCGCCGGCGGCGCCGGCGCTGTTGTCGGCATAGGCCTCGACCCGGCCCAGCCCCTTCAGCGTGGTCGCGACGGCGCCGGGCGTCGCCCGGCCCGCGGCATCCAACGCGGCGAGCGCGCCGGCGAAGAACTTCTTCGCTGCGGCGGCCGGCAGCTCCAGGATCTCGCCCTTGCGGTCGGGCGTGGTGCGGTCTGCGGTCAGGGCGGCCATGGGCGGGATGCTCCGTTAAGCGGCGTTCGGGATGGCGCGGGTCAGCCGGCGACCTTGGCCAGCTCGGCCTTGGTCTCGGCGAATTTCACGGGGTCGATGCCCATCAGGTTGCAGGCCGCGAGTTCGTCGGCGTCGAGGGCCTGACCCTCGGTCCTGGGCGTCTGGACGATGCCGCCGGCCTTGATCGAGACCATGCCGTTGATCTCGGTCTCGACGGCCGCCGCGTCCTTCTGGTGCCGGGCGACATAGTGATCGCGCAGCGGCTTGATCGGCTTGCCCGCCGCGATCGCGCCGTCGACGAAGGCCTCGGCCTTCTCCTTGGCGCCGGCGAGCTGCAGCGTCGTCAGCTGCGCCTGCAGCGAGACGACGGTCTGGGTCAGCTGGGCGACATTGCCGTCGCCGCGCGCCTGGAGATGCGTCTCCAGATCCTTCGGCGTCAGCTTCGCCAGGTCGAGGCCCGCGGCCTTGAAATGGTCGGCGATCGCCGAGAGCTTGCCGGCATCGGCGGCATGAGCCGTCACCTGGGCAAGAACCTCCTCGGGCTTCGCCTCCGGCTTCAGACCTGCCGCGCCGACCAGCGCGGCATGGGCCGCCACGATCGCGGCATGGCTGGTGACTGCGGTCAGCACGGCCTCCTCGGTCGCGTCGTCCTTGAGGCCGAGCGCCTGGCGCAGCTTGGCGAGATCCATGTCGGGCGTCCTTGAATGAAGGGTGGTCAGGGTGAGGTTCGGGTCGTTGGTCAGCGCCGCGCGCAGGATCTTCACGACCTTGCCGCCGGCCTTCTCGGCGACGAAGACGGGCGAAATGCCGCGATAGGCGTGGTCCTCGACCAGGCGCTTGCCTTCGCCGGTCCACTCGACGCGGCCCCAGATCCCGTCGGAGCGCAGCTGCATCTCGACGATCCAGCCGCGTGCCGGCGCCGGGCGCCCCTCGGGCGCGGCCTTGTCGATCGAATGGTTCTCGTCGATGGCGAGCTTGCCCGCCGCCATCGAGGCGGTGATGACGGCGGCCGCGTCCTTCAACGTGAAAGGGCCGCGACCATCCGCCCCGGAAAAAGTCCCGGCCGGCGTCAGGTGTATCCACTCGGGGACACCGCCGGCCGGGATCTGGAAGTGAAGGGAGGAATACGTCGTCATCGCCGCCAATCTGGCGGGAGCGGGGCGCGGCTGGCACGCCCCCGCCGGGGGGCGTGCGGTGTGCCTACGATGTCGCGGGAGCCGGCGGGCGGTTCTGGCGCATCAACGGCGCCGGCCGGCCGATGATGGCCCGGAACGCAGCGCCCGATCAAGGGCGCCCTCGATCACGTCCAGGATCATGTCGCGGTCGTCGCGGGAGATGCCGAGGAAGGGCCTGGCCGGAATCGTCACTGAAGCCGTCCTGACAAAGCGGCCGCC